AATGAAGAACAGCCCGCTACCAGCGGCTGAGATACTACTTTGGCTAACCCCTGCACTCGTACCATCAGGTTTTAGAATTGCGTAAGACGCCGTTCCGAGTCCTGACGTAATGATCGCAGAGTTGCTCGTGGCCCAAAAAGCACCATTTAGATTGTACGAAGAATCAAGCCCCAGCCCGCAGTTAAGAACTTGAGGTAAAGCGACAGGTAAGTAAGACCCGATTTCATTATTGGTGAGAGAGTTCGCCTGATAAACGGTTCCACTTCTCACGTTCATTGCGCCTGGGTCAGACCAACGATTTGCGCCTGTATAGATACCTGTCAAACCGCTCGACGGCCCATATGTACTTCCGGTTTCAACAATCGATGTCGCAGGCGAAACATAAGTGCCTGTTTCATTCGCAGTGGCCGAATTTACTTGATATGAAACTGTGCTAAGGACGTTCGCAACTCCCGGATCTGACCACAAATTAGATCCATTGTACGTGCCAGTAAGACCGCTCGAAGCTCCATACGTAGTGCCGACCTCAACAGTTGAGGTTGTGGGGCCGACATAGGTTCCGGTTTTTCCAACAGCGTTTGCATTGTAGGTGGTAGGGCTAATGACATTTGCGACTCCCGGGTCAGACCAACGATTCGCACCAGTGTAGGTGCCCGTTTCTAAAACCGTTGCGTAAAGATAAGTTGTTCCGATTTGAACGTTCGCAACACCTGGGTCAGTGTAATCTGCTGTCGGATTTCTTTGTGATCCGCCAAGGTCCCCATAAGAAGTAGTGAAGCCGCCTGGTAGAGTTTGAGGGAACGCTAAGCCCTGCATCGCAATCGCAACGTTAAAGTTATGACCAAGCGTAAGCTCGTAAGCTTTATCCGCTGTCGCATTCGCAGTGATCGCCGGTGTTACCGTCACGGTCGTAGTCGTATGTGACGTGATCAAATAATAACCGGTCACAACCCCGGTGCCTGATTTAATTAAAATGGTGTCCTGGTTGTTTACGACGTTCGAGAAGTTTTGAGATGAATCACTGATGATATTTCCCGTGAGAGTCGTTGCCGTAGTGCCCGTCAAATTGGTTACGCCGACAAATCCAGGTTGTAAGGCCTTGTCATTCGCCCCTGCGGATATGCCTGTGTAATTTGTCGTGTTGTTAAAGTAATTGTTGTAGTTCGCTACCATGGTTGATGCGGTTGTGTTCTCAGTAAGAGCAGTCGTAAGACCGTAAAAAATGTTATTAAAAAGAAAGTTGTACTCGTTGCCATTGGTTGTCGCGATACCTGCACCATTGGGGACTTCCGCGCCATAAAAAGTATTGTTCATTATGGTATTGAGAAGTGCGCCGGACCCAAGAGCAATCGCAGCCGTTGTGCACCCTTCAATGATACTGTTCGCCACCACATTACCTGCGCCTGTCGTGACGATAGAAATCCCGGTCTGACAGTTGTGGATGTAGCATCCGTTGACCTGACATCCGGGAACGGTTCCGCCCATTGCAAAGCCAATACCGTGAAGAGCGGAAATTTCGCAGTTAAGGGCTACAATGCCTCCCGCAGTGGAAGAGATACCAGTAACTCCCGTGTTCACATTGGTGTTTACGATCTTACAGGTATTGAAAATGTTATTTGCGGCGTTACATGTGAATATGTTCGAAGGCGTGCCGGTAAAATTGATGTAAGAAAAGTTAGTGTTTTGACCAAGAGTCCAACCGAATGCGCCCTGATTCCACGCAGGCATCGTCGCAACAGTTGATGGGTTATCCCCACGAGTTGCGTTATAACCGATAAACTTAATTGGTAACGCCGTTGTAGCGACACGAGTGCTAACGGCAATACCGAGAGTGAGTGGCGTTGTCGTGTTTCTTACCCAAACGATATTGCCGCCGACTACCCCCGTCGTTGCACAGAAATTGCTATCTTGAGTTGAGCCGAATGAAAGTGCTCCGCCAACATAGTAAGTACCTGATGTTAAAGTCGCAACCGAACCACAAGCACGATCAAGAGTCGCTGCACCTGTCGCGACCGAAACGATTTGATACCAACCTGCGGTCCAACTTGTGCCCGCCGTAATGTGGATGATGTTTCCAACATCGGCCGCAACAAATGAATGCGACACCGAAAGAACCGCAGGTGTTGTACTAGTACCTGTAGTCGAAGAAAGATCCGTAAAAGTGTACTGCGCAGTAGTTTGTTGAGAGTAATCGGTGCCGCCTCCGCCAGATACGAAACCCCCACCATTAAGCATCCCAGCTGTGGCGTCCCCTCTAGCTTCCCAAACACATGTCGATGCTATCGCCATACACTACTTTTCTTTCTCGGCCTTTAGCCTATCTTGTTCTTCGAAGTAGTTACGCATCTCAGCGGCCGCTCGAAGCTCTAACTCGTTCTCTTTGGTGACGAACGCCAAATTTGGGCGTCTCATTTGGTTTACAAAGTTCTTAGCGTCTTCGATCGTGACGACCGCCGGGAGCTTGCTTAGGCAACACACTTTGAACTTTTTCTGACTGTGGCATGGGCATAGATTGTTGCGCGGGTACTTCAGGAGCGGATTGTACGTGAACCCCGGCATTGGCGCCGTAAATACGCGCGCCGCCTTCTTGGGATTTTGACGAAGGGATGATGCCTCTGTGTCGGTCAAGGATTTCCGCTCGCTCGGCTTCGTCTTTGATTTCTGCGTCTCGTTGGGCGATTCCGTCTGCTTCATACTTCTCCAATTTGTTTTCTAAAGTTCTAATTGAAATGCCCAAAGAGATTGAGCATTGAGTTTTGTTTCCGCGATAAAATCGAAAAGCATTTAAGATGACCTGCTTTTCGATCATTTCCAGAGTTACTCCTGGTGACCAAAATACCTGTTGATTCATTTAAACTTTCCCCCTTGTTTCTTATAAAGCCAAACTGTGAACTTCCAGTCTTTGCCGAGTTCTTTCGCTTCACTCGCGCATTTTTGATAAAGCCCTACGTCTTTAGCATTTGACTCAATGAAGAATTCTTTTCGGCCTTCGAGCATTTGACTATCGCCGCCATCAGCTTCGTAAGACGCTTGATCAAACGCTGCACTATTGAAAACGCGTAAGACCTTTTCGAGTGGCGTGTAGTTTTTTACTTTTTCGGAATCAGGAGCGTTCGCCCCTTGCTCGTCGTTTTCTGGAGCGTCATCGCCGTTACCTGAACTCTTATCAGCCGCTTCCCCTGATAAAACTTCATCAAGTTGTGGATCGTCGCTCAAGCCGTCTTCCGCAGTGTCGAGTTGAACGTCAAAGAGATTTCCTTTGTTACAAGCGTCTCTGAATTCAAGCGTTGTGATTTCGCCCGCAGCTTTAGCGTCCTTAAGACGTGTGAACTTTTGCGTCTTCACAGTCTCTTGATCAATCGCTGATAACTCACGAAGCGGTTTGAACTCTAACTCTAGATCGTCTGGAATCATACCAAAGAGCTGTTGGCACTTTATCTCGCCCATTTTTAAAATGTGGTACTTGAGTTTGTTACGGACTTCAGACTCCACCATAGAGTTGTAGTTTTCCATCTCTTCAACTGAACTGGTGCCCATGCCTGTTGAAACGCTTTGCCCGAAAAGCTTTAGAATTGGCATTCGCATGTCTGCCGCAACTTGCGTCCTGATACCCGCCATTGCTTCGGCGAGTCCTGAAAACGAAAGCTGTTTATGATCGAAATCGTCTTCTGAGTCCATAACGACAGCGTTTTGATAATTCTTTTGCCAATTGGCCATTTGAACGCGCTCTTTGATTGCGTTCGTGCCGTTTGGTGACATCAACGTATTTACTAAGTTTTTGATTTTATAAACGTCGAGCTTAAATTCGTCGAGCACCTGAAAGCCTAGATCTGTAGCTTTTAAGTACTGGTTCATCGAACGGATCAAAACCTCAACACAACTAACGCCCCAGCCACGAAGCCGTGGACGAATGAAGCTCGGAGCTTCGTCGCCTTTAAGGGCCATGACTCGAGACTTGTGAATTTCTTTTGAATAGTAATTGTAGAACTCAAAGTCCTCGCGCTGAATTTCAGCATCGTAGCCTTCAACGTTTTGTTTGTCCCAAAACAGCTCCCACATATCGACTGCGCGGAATGTGACCTTGGTATCTGGGCCAATCGAGGCGAGGTCTAAAGGCATTTCTGGATCTTGATCATCGACCAAAATAAGAATGCCTCCCCCACCATATGCTCTTGTCCACTTGGCCGCCCAGCCCGCAGTGTTTAGATCATTGTCGCGGTCCATATTGATTTGCAGTTCTTTAATCTGCTGTTCGTCGAGCTGTTTAGATTTAAACATCACGCCGCCGCGAAGACCGTCATCAACAGGTACGCAGCATATGGTTCTAACTAAACCAATCTCAACGAAGAGCTGCGAGAGGAGTTGGCGAAAGTTCGAAACCAAGTACCAACGTAAGTTCTCAAAGGCCGTATCGGTTTCCGATACGGTTTGGTTACCTGTGAAACCAAATGGGTTTATGCCGCCTCCGATGCCCGGGCCGTTAAAGCCGATGGCTTCAGAAAAACCATTGGTGAGAGTTGGAATGACGATCAGCTCGTTTTTGATTTCTGCGTCTGCCGCTGTACTTCCAGGCTTTTTATACTTTTTGCTCATGAGCCTCTTCCTTTTCTACACAAAGCTGTTCAACAAGTTCGTCGGCCATTTCAACGAGTCTCTGAGTGTGATCGTTATTTCTGTTACTTTGATCTAGATAGACTTTGATTTCGTCCATTAGAACACTCGCGCTGTTTATCAAATCATCAATGTCATCGATGTATGCTGATTCCAAAACTCCCCCTTACAAAACGTCAGCTAGCGACATGCCCCCGCTTAGCTCATTAAACGCACCCGATAAAACGTCAACAATGTCATCGTGAGCATATTCTTTGTCGTTATCACTAAAATTTTCGAGTTCATCGAAAAACTCATCGTTCCACGAAGCCCTGTGCACCATGATGTTGCCTGCTTCGCACTGCGCCGAAACAGGTTTAGCCCTCGTTACTTTATCTCTCGACGTCGTCATTACCTGAACGTAGTAGCCTGCGAGCATCTTGATAAAGTTCTCAGCTTCCGCAACACCAGCACTGCCTGGATCTTGTTGCGACATTACCTTTACTGAAACGGAATCATGCGAAGCTGTTGCTTTGATGAGCTTTTCCACTTGGCCCGGCGTATCACGTAAAGACTTGATATCGACGACACAAAAGCGGCCATCCGGATATTTGTAAAGTTTGAGTCCCCTTGTCCAATCGGGGTCTTTATTCTTCTCGCTTGGACGAGTTGCCGCCCGGTCCCAAAACCGAATCGCTTGTACCCAACCCGCAGGCACTGCATCAACGACAGTGAACCACTCACGTTGAAACATCATTCCGGCAATAGCCCGGACATTCCAGTTGCCGTCTTTAAGCCGGGCACGATCAACACGGTTTAGTGCTAACAAGTTGCCTGCGTATGCTGGGTCTTTCTCCATTAAAATCTTATTGTCTTCGAGTTTAGCGCCAATGAACGTAACCGACTTAGGCTGTATCCCGGGGCCGCTTCCGTACGCTTTATAAATCTCTTCCTTAGAATCAGCCCACACGATCGCATCATTGATTCTAATGAAGTAGCGAAGCACACCCGAACGAGATTTGATCGGAAGCCCGTCTTCCCCAATCCACCAAGAGATAAACTTCCTAACCCAAGAATCTGGATCTGGATTGCAAGTGGCCCTGATACAAGGCTTCACCCCTGATGTAGAACGGTTACGTGAAAGCATGTAAAAGAATTGGTTCTCAGAAAAGTGCGTCAGCTCATCAAACCCGATCCAAGGTATCTGTGCTCCTTGGTAGTTGAGCACGTCTTTTTCATACTCGAGGTTTGAAAAGCTCATACTCATGCCGCGTGGAAACTGCCAACTTAAGACCGCCTCACGTGGACGCGCTTTAAAAAGGGAGTAGAGTTTCATCGACTCATCCCAAAGACCGCCCTCGTTACGCACCTGTACTGAGGTCTTACGAAATACGACTCCACCAAAATCTGCATTATCCCAATGTCTAAGTGGATCAAGTAGAAGTCCGAAGGATTTGCCGCCGCCCGCAGCTCCCCCGTAGATAGCAATATCAGCTTCGCATCCGATGAATGCAGACTGCGGCCCCTCTTGAGGGCCTAAACGAACTACGTTTTCAAGGTTAGGCGCGCCCAGATAATAACCCGCAAGTCCATTTGACGACATCAACAGGTTCAGGCAGCCACGACATTAAAGTCTTCTCGTCGATGACATCATACTTCGCGCCATTACGTGCAGGACTTACATCGGTCGTTTGCCACATAGTTCCTTTAGCGAAGTTATGCATCCTATGACCAAATTGATTTATGCCCCACTCATCGGCACGCCAATGCTTGGTGAAGTCTTCGTGCCTGACGGTTGAGAAATAACCAATCCACGCACCCCCTGACGCCGCCATATGAAGAGGTGCTGAATCGTTTGTGAGAACCACTTGCGCAGTCTGCACTAGAGAAACTGATTCCATAACTGAGAGTTTATTTCGAAGGTCTAAACAATTAGTGGCATCGACATCAACCGTTCCACGTTTGCCGTCTTCAACGGTTGCGCCAATAATAACAGGCGTAACCCCTTGACCGATAAGCCCTGTAAGAATCGCATCCCACCAACGCTTAGGGTAAGTTTTTGAAACCCAATGTTTTCCCGGATGAACCACAACTTGTTGGGCCGATAACGAATTGACTGAGGGCTTTAAAACGATGTTGCGATCTTTTACCGGAATCTGACCTTTGAAAAGACAAGTCGCGATGTAGTCACCAATTTGCATATTGAAGTTGTGGGTGAATTCGGATTGGAGTTCATCAGCCGCGTAGTAACCTTTTAGAACATAGTAGTCGTCCCAATTAGGATTTCCTTCACGTGAGTTATAAACCTTTTCTAACTCCAAATGCTGAAAGAGTTCGGGGAACGCCGTTAGTAGCGAAACCTTACATCCAGCGAAATTGTTTACTGCATACCGAATCGCAGGCTCGGCACAAATGCAGTCGCCCAAAGCGTAAGGGGCTACGAGCAAAACATTTTTTGTGGTTTTATTTTGTTGCGCCAAGAGATAACGAAACGTCGGTGATTCCATTGCCGGAATAGTGACTGTGCCTAAGATAGGGTTAAGCGGCTCGTGCGTTGATTTTTGAATGATCGACATCTATTCCCCTTTTGGTTTTTCTTTGCCGTTTGAAGCCATCGTTAAAATGATTTGCGGTCCCTCAGCGATACCCGAAACCTGCATATGGTCTTTCACTTTACCCACCAATCGATTGAGGAGTGTGTCGAGTGCATTCATATCGCCGCGTGAAATGATTTTCACAGCCGTGGCCGCAATCATGACCTTTAGTGCTGGGAGCGAATCGTCTTGAGCAATCGCGCGTAAATCTTTGATCGAGCCTTTGATGATCATGTTCGCAATCTCGGCAAACTCTTCAGCGGTAAGTTGGCGCATAACCTTTCCCAGTTTATCGGGTGGTCGGCCTTTCGGATTGCCGCTTTGGCCTTTTTTCCAACGTGGTTTAATATTCTTATTTGCCATTAGTTGCCAATTTGTTGTTTAACAACTTTGCCTTTTGGCCCGTAAACTGTTCCCACCGCGTGACAATGACATCGCAGTAGTGTGGGTCTAGTTCCATCATAAAGCATTTGCGGTTTGTTTTCTCGCAGGCGATTAGGGTTGATCCCGAGCCGCCGAATAAGTCCAGGATCACATCACCCTGCTTGCTTGAGTTGGTGAGCGCTCTCTCAGGCAAGGCTGTCGGCTTTTGCGTTGGATGAAATTCATTCTTCTGTTCTTTTTTTAGTTCCCAAACGGTCTTTTCATCAGTCGGCCCAAACCATTGCGGCGAGCATCCTGTCTTGAATGCATAGATACAGGGTTCATAGTTTGGAATGTATTGCGACATGAATGCACCAAGGCCAGACTTCACTTTATACCAACAGATAACGGCTCTTACCGTTAGCGACAATCCAGAAAAACTCGCGAATGTTTCGACTGCCTTGCCGTTCGCATACCAAATGTAAAATGCCGCATGATCGTTTGCGACTCCGTAAGCACATTGAAGGGATGATTGAAATAGGTTAGTCAAAGACTCGCCTTCGAGGGAGTCATTCTCTATGCCTTTTCTCTTCTTTTGATTGTGCCCTCCAGAGTATGAGACGCCATAGGGAGGATCGGTAAATACCATGTCCGCTTTCGCGCCCTTCATTAGCCGTTCAACATCGCTTAACGAAGTACTGTCCCCACACATGAGCCGGTGATTGCCAAGTTGCCATATTTGCCCAAGCTGTGCGCGCGGCTTAACCTCGTCAGGTATTTCGTCGTCATCGGTCAGCCCCGGTTTTGACTCTTTACCTAAATATTTCTCGCGTTCACTCTCATCGAACATTGTCAAATCCAGATTGAAATCGAGCGCGTCGATTTCTTTGAACCATTCGGTCAAGAGTTTATTATCCCAATCGCCTGCACCTTTGTTGGCCGCGATGTTTGCGGCCTTTTCACGTATGGAATCCCATAAGACTTCGCGGTACTTGAAACGCTCGCCTTTAAGTTCAATAAAGCCTTCAGCGACCGTTCCGGTTTTGGTTGGCTTATTGTACTTTTTCTCAAGGACTATGGGCGCGTTCGCGTCAAAAAGCTTAAGCCGCTGGTGCCCGCCCACGAGTTGTTTCGTCTTTCGGTTGTATACAAACCCACCAAGGTCGCCGAACTCAACCAGCGCCGCCTGAAGGGCCTTTAACTTCGGCTCAGTGATGGATCGGGGATTTTTTGGA